CAAAATGTATTTGTCATGTGTAGAATTTTACTTGTTGCGTTGTTTGCATTAGATAACTGATCCCCAGAATCAAGGGGGGTACCCCCAGTTCGGACGCGCGCCGGGGTCGGTGTTGCAGGGGGTCCATCACACTCCCCTCCTCAAATATATTTTACCGCCGTACCCCCCGGGGGTATGTTCACCACCAGAAGTACCCGGGGATAACTTGTCATATAACAACCTTATATATGTGGTTTTGTACGTTATATGGGATATTATCTAGTGTACCCGAAAAACCCTTTTATATTTGAATAATACGTTGTAGTTTTGTATATTATATATATGGCGACTAATAACTATTGGGATATTGTACAGGGTAAGGTTGTTCCACAACCTACACCTCCACCTCCTAGTCCAGCGTATCCAAAAACTATTATATTGGATCCGTTTGCTGAAGGTGTGACAGAGTATGCGCTAAACTATAATGATCTAACCGCGTTAGAGACTATTTATATGGTAGCAAATACTACATTAGTCTCAAGTGTTACTATCTATATGCCCGTTCTACCAGCGGTTGTTACACAACCTAAAAAAGTTACCATTATAAATATGGGATTAAATCTTGTGCAGGTTGAGAATGCTATGGGTGCTGCAATTAACTGGGATACTAGTTATATTATAAACTTAGATCCTTACACAGCGCCAGCAACACCGGGTACTGTTAGTTCAGTAACATTGATTCCAGACACACAAGTATCACCATCATGGTACACCTTATATAACTATTACAATTTATAAAAAACAGAATATGCAAATTAATAACTGGTCAGATCTTTTAGCGAATAAAAGACTATCGAAAACAGTACGTGATGAGAACAATGACCTCATCATCTTAGGAACACAAACTAAAGCTACTTTTAAGAAGCAGGATCAATGGCAACCTTACGCAATGACCGTTGCTGACTTAGCAGCTGCTATTGGTGGTGGCGGAGGTGGTGTATCATTTGCTCTAAAATCAGGTAATTTTATTCAGTTACAGGAACAGGTTGGTGAAGGAGAAAACACCATAAAATCTACTAGTTTTACACCAGCTGAAAATAGTGTTATTACTATTAGCGCTATTAGCATTCCTAATGGTTTAAGATGGAGGGGTGAGTTTACAACTGGAACACCTGCAGATGGTCTTGGTGATTATTTGCAAAATGACGTTGTTTATACAGACTTAGGTTCACCTTCTTTGTACAAGACATGGTTTGCTTTAGATGATCAAACTATACCTGGTGCTACAGCGCCACCCACATCCGGAGTAAGTAATGCTTTTTGGGGTCAATTAGGTGTTGAAGGAAATCCAGGTGTTGATGGTTTTAGAACTGCTATCTTAACATTATATAAGTGGGTTAATAGTGGAACAGCTCCATCAACAAGTCTACCCACAGGTAGTGCAGCATATACATGGGCAACAGGATTATGGACTGTATCAGGTGTTACTGTAAATGGTTGGACTACAACGATTCCCGCACCAACTCCAGGATATCATCTATATAAAATAGACACATTACTTACAAATAATAACACTGATCCTTCTAGCACAGTATCAATAAGTGGTTCGCCTGTTGTCGAATACTTATCATATGCTGGCGCAAACGGTGGTGCTATTATTAATATGGGTAGTACTGAGAATGCGTCATTCATAGTAGCAGCTACTGCTGCAGGAACACTTGTTAAGTGTCAAACAGGAGCTTCAACAAATATTGTAGTTACAGTTAATGGTACGACTTTATCTGGCATGGCAATAGGTGCTCAAACAATGTTTGTTTGGGATAGCGGTACAGGAGGATCTGTATCTTTTGTCGCTGCAGGAGGAGCGTCAATAACATCAGCAAATAGTATGACATATACTAGAACTGTTGGAAGTTTTGTAACACTTATAAAGTCATCAGCAACTGTTTTTTATTTAGTCGGAGACTTAGCACCATACTAATATGTTTATATCATCATCATCTGTTCAAGGTTCACTCTGGGGGTGGACTAATAAAGAACTACCCATAATTTCACCAGCACCAGCAAGTACCAATGTAAATATTGGTACTTTTTCTGGGTTGACGTTAGCACCAAACGGATGGTCATATGCTATTCCTACAAACGCAGGACCTTCTGATAATACTCAAACAGTACTAATAGTTAAACCTGGTTCAGGTAATGGTAAACTTTTTAATTATAGTGCTGGTACCTATACACAAATAGTAGCGGATAATAGTTCAGGTAAACCGTTCTTTTCAGCCGGACAAAGTTTTGCAAATAAAGGAATATTAGCACCTAACGGTAAAATATATTTTTTTCCATTTAGTAACTCTTCTTCAACTTATTGCGAGTTTGATCCTGGTGATAACACCGGCACTAACTGTAGCTGGGTATTTAGAACATTGCCGGCAAATATTTTTTCTTTGGGTGCTGTACTAGGAAAAGATGGTAAAATATACATTATTCCTGGATCACCTTCAATTGCTTTAATCAGATTAGATGTTTCAGGTGCATCACCCTCAGTAGAATATAGTTTTTATGACGGCACTGAGGTAAATACAAGTGATATAGTAACTGTACAACCTTCTACAGGATTATCAGCTAATCAAGTTAAAGTAAGCAGTGTAGCAAGTCTTAGCGTAGGGATGCTTGTAAAAACGGTAACGATTGTTTCAGGAGAATCAAATCCTGGTACTTATAATATTGTTGGAGATTCAACTGGCGTTTTATCACCTAACGGAGATACTACAATAATAAATATTGATGTACCTAATAAAATACTTACATTAAGTCTAGTACCTAGTATACCGATGGCTAATAATAGTAGACTTCTCTGTAGGGCAGTTAATAAGAAATTAGCAAATACAACTTCGCAAATTAATAGGAGGTGGTATAATTTCTTAAACAGATCTTACAATAGTACTACAACCGCAGCATTAGCTGACTGGTCCACTGATGGACAAGATATTAAATATCAATTAAGTAGACATCCTCAACAAAATTTAGCAGGTTATGCTAGCAATGCTTCAGCTATTACTTTTTCTGGATTTTTAGATACAAATAGTAATAAAATTTATATACTACCTGGTGCAGGTAATCAAATTTTTTGGATAGATCCTAATAACTGGAGTAATAAAGATGCTATTAATACTTCAGCAGGTTTATCACTCACCAATGTAAATATTGCATCAGGAACTCCCAATTACAATACTGTTAAAGCTAACTCATATAAAAAGTTTGCGGGCGCGCCAGTACCTGGTGTAAATGGTAAATTCTATTTACCTATTTTCGCTAGTTCTACAACACCCAGTGAGTTTATAGGTGATACATTAAGATATGTTGTTGAATTAGATACTGCTACAAATATGCTGACTCCATTAACACCATTAACTTTTCCATCAACACCTGCATCAAATCTGTATGATACTACAGCAACAGGTTTGCTACCTAATGGATTTCAATTTGCTGTAAATGCTGTAAATGCTACAGCGGCAAATAGATACCGGAACAATATCCAAATAGATACTAATAATAGTGCGGGAAGTGTAAAGTTAAATGGGTCAAATTTCTTTAATAAAAGCACAATGAGTGCTAATATTACTAATACCGGTTGGACAGCTGGCGCAGCATACGTACAAGGTGGTTTTATTACATTCCCAACTACATCTCAAAGTATTGGTAAAGTTTTATTATCGGGTAAAAACACTATATATGGTATTGAGTATTTAAGTGTAAAAGGTTTTTATACGGGAGTGTCTAAATTTGATCTTATGGATTCTGATTATTTAGATATCCCAACTGATCTTGCAGACTTACCAACAAGTGGATATAATACACATAAGAATACGCTAGTATAATGATTCAAAACTTTCAACAAAAAGTACTAAATTTACTCAATAAAATTATTGACGCTTTAACACCATGATTCAAGGATTTGACATAAAGGTACTAGCAAAGCTTCAAACTATTTACGATTTGATTACAAGTTCACCCCCGGGATCAACAACCTGGGGGTCGATCGTTGGTACCCTATCAAGTCAAACAGATCTTCAGAATGCGTTAAATGCTAAAGTTCCTTACACAGGCGCTACAGGTAACGTAGACCTTGGAGAATATGAGTTAAAAGCAGGTCAAGTAGAATTTGATCAAACCCCAACAGGGACTGCCGGTGTTGCTATAATGAGATGGAATGACCAGGATGGAACTGTTGATTTAGGCATGAAGGGAGGGAACGTAACCCTTCAAATTGGTCAAGAGCTTTTAACTAGAGTTGTTAACAAGACAGGTTCTGATTTGTTAGAAGCAAACTATCAGGCTGTAAGAATATCTGGAGTGCAGGGTAATAGATTAAAGGTTGATTTAGCTCAAGCTAACAATGACCCGAACTCTGCTGAAACTTTAGGAATTGTTACAGAAACTATTATTGATAATGATGAAGGTTTTATCACCACATCTGGATTAGTTAGGGGAATAAACACTACAGGATCATTACAAAGTGAGACTTGGGCTGACGGTGATATGCTTTATTTATCAGGGACAGTTGCCGGTCAGTTAACAAATATAAAACCTACAGCCCCAATACATACTGTAATTATGGGTTATGTTGTTAGGGCGCATATCACTCAAGGTCAGATTTATGTAAAGGTAGACAATGGATATGAGTTAGATGAATTACACAATGTAGCAATATCATCACCTACTAATGGTCAAGTACTTACATATAACTCCGCAACATCATTATGGAGTAATGTAACTCCCACAGCTGGGTCAACAACTCAAATATTTTCTTTTCAATTAGCAAACGTAGCAGCGGCAAACGCTACAACTTGGGTAGGTATAGGTGTTACAGCAGGCAGTAATGAATCAACATCAACTCTTATTATGCCTGTAGCGTGTACTTTAAGTGATATGTACACTATGCACTACACTACGGCTCAACCTGCAACAGGCGCTCAAATATTTACAGTAAGGAAGAATGGGGTAGATACTGCGTTAGTAATAACTATTGCTGCTGGTAGTGCGCCAACAACAACCCCTTATTCAAATTTAGCAAATTCAGTAAGTTTTGCAGTAGGTGATAAATTTGCATTGAGAAGGCAAAATCTTGCTACAACTACTGGAGGTGCTGTTAATGGACTTTCTTTTAAAATGGTTATATGACGTATAGAACATTTCAAAACGACTTGGATTTACCCACCATTGTAGTAAACGATAGCATATTCTTTGCTTGGGATCCTAATGATTCAGATAACTATGGTGTTTTTGTGCAAAAACTAGAAGAGAAAGGTATTGAAGTCTTTGCTCAATTACTTGCTGATGATCCTAATACAGCATTCAATTTATTTTGCGTGTAAGTCTAGTTTTTTGTATATTATAGTATGAGCGAAGCATTTAAAGCACAGATGATTGAGTTGCTAAAAGGAATATATAATAAGGTAAAAGCATGAGTACATTTGAAAGCAATGCAATTACCCTATTAAAGGGTATTTATGATAATATCGGAACTGGGGTCCCCTATAAATCTATTCAAGGTTTCTTTACTCAAGAGGATGATGGTAGTGTCTATCCCATTACATACACAGAAGCTTATAACGATGCTGGTCTAACACTTACTATTGATTCTCAAGGTCTACCCGGATCTGCAGCATTTACAATACCATCTATAGATGTAGGGATCTATGATGATAGAAAAACAAGTATTATATTAAGTTCTCCTCTTCATCCCACATGCATATTTTCTTCTGATCTTGTTAGTACTAACGATCCTTATGAAAATAGAATTGTATCTGTTAATACAGTATCCTCAACCGAAGACCCTAGAGGTTTTGGTTCTAGTACAGGAAATACAGTATACTTTGAAATGAGATTTTATCCAATTGTATAATGGAAGCAGAAAGTTTAATGTTTACAGCTAAGGATGTTATAGGTATTATAATGCTTGCTGTATCCGTATTAGGAGCGTACTTTGCATTAAAGAAAGACATTGAAAAAGCAGCGTCTAAAACAATGGAAATCGAGAGTCAGTTAATGCATAAAGAAACAGTAATTTATAAGCGTATGTCAGAAATTAAAGATGAACAGAAAGCTGATCATGAAAAACTATCAGTTAAAATTGACACTTTAAATCAGCACATGAACACTATCAGTACTAGTCTTGCTGAGTTAACAGGATACATTAAAGCAAAGAAAGACGAGTGAGTCTTGACACATATAGATTAAAGTAACCCAGCTTGTCTGGGTTTTTTAATGTTTTGTAGTTTAAAGTTTTATTTATATATTTGTATTAAACTTTTAAAAACCAACATTATGAGTCAACAAGATGTTACTCCAGAAGAGTACGAAGCAAGAAAAGCTGAAATGATTGAGCACTTCCAAAAAGAAATGGAATTTCTTAAAGTGCAAAAAGAGTATGAAACTTTGATCTCTGATATCGACGAACAGCGTTTACGTAGAGCGTTAGTACAGCAGAAACTTGCAAGCATTTACGCACCTGCTCCTGAAGAAGAAATGGAAGAACAGGAAGAAGCACCTAAACCTAGAAATCTTAAGAAACAAAAGTAATGGCAAAAGTTAATCAGGTACGGAAAACTGTAAGAATGGATCTATGGAACATTGTACGTTTCCAGATAGCTACCCATTGTATTTTGAAGCAGCTTAATGTATCGGATTTAGACTTGAACTGTTTAACGTTTTTAGCATTGGGAGGAGAACAACCTCTAACGGATTTTTGTGATGCTGCTACCGGAAATAAAATCTTCGGTAGCAGTCAATCTGTTAGAAGCGCTGTAACAAAAGCAGAAAAGAAAAACTTAGTTGTTAAGAACGGTGGTTACAATAAACTGATCAAGATTAATCCTGATCTTAAGATTCAAACTAACGGTAATATATTACTAGACTTTAAATTTTTGAGAGTTGAAAGCGAGAACGGTCAATGAACTAATAAAAGAATACTGCCAGGAGAAAGAGTATCCTGAAGATGTTCAAGATCTTTTATACTTATACTGGTCGGAAGTCAGGAAACAAATGGTTGCTAAGAAAGAACCAATGTTGTTTCTAATAGGTTTGGGTGAGTTTTCTGTCAATAGAAAGAAGCTTGCTCAACAGATTGCAAAGACTCACGTACTTATAGAAAGTATGGATAAGAAGAATTATAAAGGTATTAGTAAATACAATGATATAGTTAATCGTCTTCAAGTATATAAAGACTTACAAACTAAAGCATACGACTTAGTTCACGCTAGAAACAAATTTAAACAAGGATTACTAAATGGTACAGAAGATCAAAACAATCTGGAATAATAAGTGGTTGATTCTTGAAGGAGTCATAGGTTATTATTTTACCAAGAAGAAGCACAAGAAGATAGCTGATTACAGAATGAAGATCTGTAAAGACTGTCCATTATTTGATATTCCAGGGACAAAGTGTTTAGTACCCGGTACTCAACCTTGTTGTGGAAGCTGCGGATGTTCTTTAGATTATAAAGTTCACAGCATGTCATCAGAATGTCCAGAAGGATACTGGAAAGCTATTATGTCTGAAGAAGACGAAGATAATTTAAACACCTATATAGATGGCACTAATATTTAAACCAGAAACACATAGTTACGTAAGTATAGATCCTAGTGAGAATATCACATGGACTAGCGTAACAGGTGTTATATCTAAATTTAAAAAGCACTTTGATGCTGATGGTATTGCTATTAAGTCTTCTAAGAATAAGAAGAGTAAGTGGTATGGTATGACACCAGAAGAGATTAAAGAAGCTTGGAAGAATGAATCTCAGAAAGCAATGAATCTTGGTACGTGGTACCATAATCAACGCGAGAAAGATTTACTTTCATGCGATAGTATAAGTAGAGAAGATATTGTTGTTCCTATTATAAAACCTATTGAAGAAGATGGATTTAAAAAAGCTCCTGAACAAAAGCTTACTGATGGTATTTACCCTGAGCATTTGGTTTATCTTAAGTCTGCTGGTATATGCGGTCAAGCAGATCGTGTTGAAGTAATCAACGGAATAGTAAACGTATACGATTACAAAACCAACAAAGAAATCAAAGTAGAGTCTTACATTAACTGGGAAGGTATCTCAGATAAGATGCAAGATCCTTTGAGTCATCTTGATGATTGTAATCTTAATCATTACAATATTCAGTTGAGTTTGTATATGTACATGATTCTAAAACATAATCCTAGATTGAAACCAGGTAAACTTGTTATTGAACATATACAATTTAAAGAAGCTGGTAAAGATGCTTATGATAATAGAGTTGTCTATTATGATGAGTTTGGTGAACCAGTTGTAGATAAGATTGTGACTTACGAGTTACCTTACTTAAAATCAGAGATTATAAACATAATTAACTATCTCAGAGATAATGGCAATTCTTAATGAAAATATAGATCTTTTTAAGTGTTATGTGAGAGCATCACACTTTACTAAAAAAGAAGAAGATAATGATGTATATCATAAAGCATACGCTTTTGCTGTACAATCTATAGCGGGAAAGATACTTACTTTTCATGTAATGACAGACTATGGTATGCTTAGATCAAGAGTACCTATCTCTGAGATATTTATGAAGATACCTGAGAACGATATACCTTTTCACTTTAAGCAACTATGGGATTGTTTCTCGGAGAATGTAAGCGTTACGACATATGACTATCTTTATGAGAAGAGATGTCAGGTAGTTCTTAAAGATGGAACTAAGATATGGGCAACCTATCTAATGACTGTTGATTGGTATAAGAATGCATACTCTGACGAACCCTCTGACTATAAGTGTGGTCATATTCTTATAGCTGATGATGGTTACTTGCTATGTCAACCAAATAATAGAATATACTGGAGGGATTCTAACTGGATAACTAAACCTTTTCCAGTTGAACCGTCTACATTTAAAGTAGATGAACACATAGAGTCTGTAGAAGCTCAATCTGATAAATGGGTATCGGAAGATTCTAGTAGTTACTACTACGAAATAAAAGAAACAAAAAATGACGATTAAATTATTCGATATACAAAATGGTGTAGTTATTCCAACAGAGCATTGCTACACATTAGAGACATTAAAGAATCTTATGGATACTTATCCTGATAGTTACTTAAAAGTCTATCAGTATTTGTTTTACATGACATGTCCTAATCCTGATCTTAATCCATTCTTTTATATGATGGAAGAAGACAAAGAAGAGATTATATTAGCTGAAATTCAAGCTGACTTTAGTCCAGAAGATTCTGGTATTCCAGCAGCTTTACATTTCTGTAAAAAGTTATATGAAACACCTACATCACGAGCTTACAATGGTATTAAGAAGATGCTAGATAAACTAGCTGACTATATGGATAAAACACCTATCACACATGGACGAGATGGAAATATTACAGCGTTGGTCTCTGCTGCGTCAAAGTTCCAACAAATCAGGGAAAGCTACAAAGGAGCATACAAAGACTTACAAGATGAACAAACAAGCCACGTTAGAGGTGGACAAGGACTCGCATATGATCAAATGTAATCTATCAGACTTCTTTCTATACTATAGTGAGTTTAGAAAAGAATGGTTAGCGATACCTAGGGACAAGGTAGCAGAATATATGAATGATGCTTCTTTACCGAGTTCTCACAAAGATGTCTTATCTTTGATTAAAAGGATAGAAGATGGCAAAGCAAAACATTGAGAAAACTCCACCTAAAGGTGACATTAAGTTTTCATTGACTCTTTCAGAAGAGCAAAAACGTGCTAAAGAATTAATCTTGCAAAGACCGTTTAATTTTGTTATCGGTCAAGCAGGATCTGGTAAAACTCTATTAGCTGTACAGATAGCATTAGACATGCTATTTAAAAGACAGGTAAACAAGATTGTTATCACTAGACCTACTGTATCTACAGAAGACAATGGTTTCTTACCAGGTTCTGAAAAAGAAAAGATGGAGCCATGGTTGGTTCCTATTAAGTCTAATATCCGTAAGGTATACAACAAACCTGAGATACTTAATAAGTTAGAAGAAAATGAATCTTTAGAACTTGTATCTCTTACACACTTTAGAGGTAGAACTTTTGAAGATTGTGTGTGTATTATTGATGAGTTTCAGAATTTAACCAAAGCTCAATTACAAATGTGTATCGGACGTCTAGGTAAAAATGCAATTATGATTTTTACTGGGGATGCTCAACAAATAGATTTAAAATTTAAAAATGATTCAGCTATTCACGACATAGCAAAGCTTGATAAATCACAATGGGTGAATAAAATCGTCTTGCAGGATAATCATAGACATGAGTCATTAAATGAAATACTAAGACTCCTTAATGAATACTAGTTTTATAGATATACCTACTTGGGAAAATGGTACGTGGACTGTAACATCTTTTGATACAAGAGAAGCGTATACAGAATTTGCAGTATCTGTTTTCAAAGAACCTGGTCAATATAATTTTGACGAAACTAGCTTTTTGTTTAACGAACAAGCTAGACTATTCAACAAAAATGGAATATACTGCATATCTCCCCAAGGAAGTAAAGACTATAGACTATATTGGGATCACGAGAAGAATAAATGTAGGTATGGTGTAATCTTTAAGAATGATACCAATACTTGGTATCTTCCAAGAGACTACTACATGTGGTTAAACTTCCTACCTATCTTTAATAAGGAGATTCAGAGGTTTGGTTTCGCGGACGTGCGCGATGCACAGTATCACATGGCACTATATGAGTTATTAGCTGAGTTACATTATAAGCATAGTTCTATTTTAAAGAAACGTCAGATAGCTTCATCATACTACCATATGGGTAAGATGATTAATCAGATCTGGTTTGAGGAAGGTATTACATTAAAGATTGGTGCTAGTCTTAAAGACTACATCAATGATAAAGGTTCATGGAAATTCTTGAATGAATATGAAGCATTCTTGAATAAGCATACAGCTTGGTACCGTCCTATGAACCCCGGAAAAGTTTTGTTATGGCAACAAAAGATTGAAATAGTACAAGGTCCACAGAAGCGTAAAACAGAAGTAGGTCTTAAGGGTGTACTTCAAGGAATGTCTTTTGAGAAGGATCCTACAAACGGAGTAGGGGGACCTTGTAAGTATTTCTTCCACGAGGAAGCTGGTATTGCTCCTAAGATGGATACTACCTTTGAGTACATCCGTCCTGCTATGAGGTCAGGATTTGTTACTACAGGTATGTTCATTGCAGCAGGTTCTGTGGGTGATTTGGATCAGTGTGAACCTCTTAAGGAGATGACACTACGTCCAGACCCTAATGATATCTATGCAGTAGAATCAAATCTTATAGACTCTAAAGGTACCTTTGGTAGATCTGGATTATTTATTCCTGAACAATGGTCAATGCCTCCATTTATAGATGACTTTGGTAACTCTAAAGTAGAAGACGCACTAAAAGCACTAGATGAACAGTTTGAAAAATGGAAGAAAGATCTTAGTCCTGAACAATACCAGTTGCGTATTTCTCAGCATCCAAGAAACATTGAGGAAGCTTTTGCATATAGAAAGGTATCTATCTTTCCATTAAATCTTATTGGAGCTCAGCAAAGAAGGATTGAAGATAAACAGTACCCTATAGAATATTTAGATATATACAGGGATGAGAAAGGTGATGTTGATGTTAAACCCACATCTAAGTTACCTATCATGGAATTTCCTGTAGATAAGAAGCGTGAAGATAAAACCGGTGTTCTTGTATGTTACGAAAGACCTGTAAAGAATCCCGAGTTCGGGATGTATTATGCATCTGTCGATCCGGTGGGTGAAGGTAAGACGACTACATCAGACTCATTATGTTCTATATTTGTATACAAGACAGCAGTTGAGGTAACTAGGAATGATGGTGAGAAAGTAGAAACATTTATAGAAAGAGATAAAATAGTAGCTTCTTGGTGTGGTCGTTTTGATGATATCAATAGAACACATGAAAGATTAGAACTTATTATAGAGTGGTATAATGCATGGACAATTGTAGAAAATAATATTTCTCAGTTTATTAACCACATGCTCTATAGAAAGAAACAAAAGTATTTGGTTCCTAGATCACAGATATTATTTCTTAAAGATCTTGGTGCTAACGCAAACGTATTCCAAGAATATGGTTGGAAGAATACAGGTACTTTATTTAAGAGTCATATGCTTAGTTATGCTATTGATTTCTTAAAAGAGGAATTAGATGTAGAAACTAAGTCTGATGGTGAAATAGTTAAAACTGTATATGGTGTAGAACGTATACCGGATACCATGCTACTTACTGAAATGGCAGCATATCAGGAAGGATTAAACGTCGATAGACTTGTAGCGTTTGCTGCACTGATTGCATTTGCTAAAGTCCAACAAGCAAATCGTGGTTATAAAAAGCGATATGAGGAGACTGATAAAGCGAAAAAGTTGGATAAACGAGATAATTTCAGTAAATTGAATATGAGCCCGTTCCGTCATATTGGTGGATCTAGTTCAGCATTTAATGGAATGAAGATACCAAAACAACCCTTTAGAAATTTAAGATAAGATGCAAATATATAACAGTCTCCAGCTCAAGAATGGTGCGAAAGCTGAAACTAACCGAATGGGTACACTCAATCAACCCATTCAGTTCATACCGCGTTCTAAAAAAGACGATGATTGGACAGCATGGAATTTAGATTGGTTAGAGTGGCAAGGGTTAAAACAAATCCGTAGAAATGCTCGTCGTTTGATGAAGAACTACAAGCTAGCTAAAGGTATTATCGATAAGGGTGATTACATTGTAGAACAAGATAATGAATATGCTGATCTTATTGAAACACTTACTCAAGATGATGTATCAGCACTAGAGTTGAAGTTTTATCCTATTATTCCTAATGTGGTTAATACGCTTGTGTCAGAATTTGCTAAGCGTAATACACGTGTTACTTATGCAGGTGTTGATGATATCTCTTATAATGAGATGTTGGAACAAAAGCGTACTCAAGTTGAGGAAGTCTTGATGTTTAATGCTCAGCAAGATATGATGTTGAAACTTGTTGAGATGGGATATCCCCAAGACTCTGAAGAGTTTCAACAAGCGATGGCACCTGAGAAATTAAAAACATTACCAGAAATTGAAGCATTCTTTTCTAAGAGTTACAAGAGTATGGTTGAGCAGTGGGCAGAACATCAGCATAAAGTTGATAACGATCGTTTTAAAATGGACGAATTGGAAGAACGTGCTTTCCGTGATATGCTTATCACAGATAGAGAGTTCTGGCATTTTAAAATGATGGAGGATGACTATGATGTAGAATTATGGAATCCTGTATTGACATTCTATCAAAAGTCTCCAGATAATCGTTACATATCTCAAGGTCAGTGGGTGGGTAAGTTTGATATGATGACTGTTGCTGACGTTATCGATAAGTATGGATGGTTAATGAATGAGAAACAATTAGAATCTCTAGAACTTATCTATCCTGTACGTTCAGCAGGTTACCCTATTCAAGGTTACCAAAACGATGGTAGTTATTATGATGCTACTAAATCTTATGAGTGGAATACAAATTTACCGTCATTAGGATACAGGCAGTTCACTTCTATGTGGGATAATACTGCATACGGTGGTGATATTGTAAACTGGATCATGACTCAAGACGAAGATTACTTTGATATGGGTATGTCTAATATGTTACGTGTAACAACAGCATATTGGAAGTCACAGCGTAAAGTAGGTCACTTGACTAAGATTGATGATAATGGAGATGTGTCCCAAGATATCATAGATGAATCGTATAAAGTAACGGATAAACCTCAATACAATACTTCTTTAATTAAGAATAAGACTAAAGATAATTTGATCTTTGGTGAACATATTGATTGGATCTGGATTAACGAAGTATGGGGTGGTGTAAAGATTGGTCCTAATAGACCCACATTCTGGGGTAGTAATAACCCAGGTGGTATTAATCCTATTTACTTAGGTGTTAATCAAAATAATATTAAACCTCTTAAATTCCAATTTAAGGGTGACTCTAGTTTATACGGTTGTAAACTTCCTGTAGAGGGTTCTGTATTCTCAGATAGAAATACAAGATCTGTATCTCTAGTAGATTTGATGAAACCTTTCCAAATCGGTTACAACATTGTAAACAATCAGATAGCGGATATCCTTGTAGATGAATTAGGTACAGTGATCTTGTTAGATCAGAATGCTTTACCTAAACATTCATTAGGAGAAGACTGGGGTAAGAACAACTTAGCGAAAGCTTACGTTGCTATGAAGAACTTCCAGATGCTTCCTCTAGATACGTCTATTACTAATACAGAGAATGCATTAGCATTCCAACATTATCAGAAATTAGATCTTGAACAGACTAATCGTTTGATGTCACGTATACAGTTAGCTAATTACTTTAAGATGCAAGCATTTGAAGTAATTGGTATTACTCCTCAGCGTCTTGGTCAGCAGATAGGTCAACAAACAGCTACGGGTATCGAACAGTCTATCAATGCATCATATGCACAGACAGAGACTTACTTTATCCAACACTGTGATTATTTGATGCCCCGCGTGCACCAGATGCGTACGGACCTTGCACAATACTACCATTCTACAAAACCTTCTACACGTCTTCAATACATGATTACTGAAGATGAACGTACGAACTTTGAAATCAATGGTACTGAATTATTACTTAGAGATCTAAATATATTTGTTGCTACTAAAGCGAATCAACGTGCTGTTCTTGAACAATTAAAACAAATGGCGATTCAGAATAATACAACAGGCGCATCTATCTATGATCTAGGTAACGTACTTAAATCTGAATCTATCGCTGAAGTATCTAATGTTCTTAAGAAAGCTGAGGTTAAGATGCAAGAACAGAAACAAGCTGAAATGCAACAACAACAGCAAATGCAAGAACAAGCACTTCAAGCTAAAGCAGAAGAAGCACGTCAGAAGATGGAGTTTGAAGCTGGTGAGAATCAGAAAGATAGAGAAGCACGTATTGTTGAAGCACAAATCAGATCAGCTGGTTATGGTGCTATGCAAGATATGAATCAAAATCAGCAGTCTGATTATATGGACTCTCTTAAACAAATCCAAAGTTCTGATGAGTATCAACAGACAATGGGATTCGAACGTGAAAAAGAAAGTACAAAAAGAATCGAACATGCAGATAAAATGAATATCGAGCGTCAGAAACTTGCTACTCAACAGCAAATTGCACAGACACAATTGCAAATTGCAAGAGAAAATAAGAACAAATACGACAAAAAAGACAGTGACAAAACAAAGAAAAAATAACTCTTTGCTATAGAATATGATTTTCTTTTTTTAAGATATTAATCTATAAAGTTTAAAGTTATATTTTTGTGTATATTAATCATGTAAAGCTAAACCAACTTTATGAGCGCAACTAACCAAAACAATGATTCTACCTCTGTAGAAGAAGTAGAAATCAACCTAGATGACATTCTAGGAACCCCGGGAGCAGAAAACGTTATGCTTCCTGACAATGATGGTAAGAAAGCTGAAGTAAAACCAAATATCTTCAGTTCAACTTCACCAGACATGTCATTTATTGACAACGAATTAGATGAGGATGACTCAGATGATTCAAAGGAAAAAAAGGTAGATGTAGATTCTATCATCAAAGAAGCAGATCCTGAAGATGACTTCTCTGGTCCAAAAGAAACTGAATCCAATGAGAAACCTGTAGGTAGACCAAAGGTTGAGAAAAGTGGACTTGCTGAAGTGTTCAATAAAATGATCGAATCGGGAAAGATTGTTCCTTTTGATGATGATAAACCTTTGGATGAGTACTCTGTAAAAGATTTTGAAGAGTTGCTTGATGCAAACTTTAACGAAATGGAAAACAGACTTCGTCAAGAAACTCCACTAGAGTTTTTTGATTCTCTTCCAGAAGAACTACAATATGCTGCAAAGTATGTAGCAGACGGTGGTGCTGACTTAAAAGGTTTATTCAAGATCTTATCAGAAGTTGAAGAACACAGAGAGTTGAATCCTAAGAATGAGCGTGATCAAGAAGTAATCTTGCGCGAATATCTAAGAGCAACAAACTTTGGAACAGACGATGATATTGATGAAGAGATCATAGGATGGAAAGACAGAGGTGAACTTGAAGCGAAAGCTATGAAGTTCAAACCAAAGTTGGACAAGATGCAGGAGCAAGTGGTAGCTCGTAAAGTTGTGGAACAAGAACAAATCCGCAAAAGACAAGAAGCTGCTGCACAGCACTATATGCAGAATGTTTATACTACACTACAACCCGGTGAGTTAAACGGTGTAAAACTTGACAAAAAAACACAGTCATTGTTATATGCCGGATTAGTTCAACCACAATACCCATCTATGTCAGGTAAACCAACAAACTTGTTGGGACACTTACTAGAGAAGTATCAGTATGTTGAACCTCGCCATGATTTGATTGCTGAAGCGTTATGGTTATTAGCAGACCCCGAAGGATATAAAGGAAAGATTAGAAATCAGGGTCAACAACAAACAGTTGAGAAAACTGTTCGTCAGTTAAAAACCGAACAAGCTAAAATGCAATCAAGTGCTCCTGTAGTTGAACGTGAAGAAACACGCCAACGCAGGATACCAAGAAACGATAACTTTTTTAAACGATAATACAAATGCGTAAATTAACTAAAAAACAGACAGGCGGGACCACAAAAAAAGCTAGTGGAAAATATGTAGATCAGGGGGAAGTACCTGCTAGTTTAAAAAGTGTACCCAATTATAAGTCCGATTTGCGAAAACAAATGGATGCACATGTTCTGGGATTATACAAAAAGACTGCTGATAAAGTTATAGCTTCAAAAGTACAATCTAAGAAGACAGGTGGATCTATTAAAAAGAAAAAATAACCCTTATATAAATAAATAAAAATGGCAACTCCAGTTTTAAACAATGGTATATTTCTACGAGATACCAACTACCAAGCTAGTTCACACGTAGATTCTTACCACTTGGTTAACATGTTGAGAAATGCAGAACCTATGGATCTAGGACCAGTTGACTTGTGGGCAATGGTTCAGAAAGTAGAAATGCCTTTGTATCAAATGTCTAGCTTCGGTGGAAAGAACGTAATCACAGTAGATAACGCTCGCGGAGAGTACAAATGGCAGACTCCTGTCGTTCAAGATCTTCCTTACGTTGTTGATGGTGTTTTGACCGATGGTAACACAGTAGGTGCTGATGGAACTACTTTCCAAATCAAGATTTCACGTCGTGAATTTGGACATGGTGATATCATCACTTATGACAAGTACAACGGTTCTGAGATGTACATCACTGTAGACGATATCATCCCAACAGGTGATGGTTTCATCTATACCGTACAATTGGTAAACAATGATAGCTCAGCAGGTTTGGATACTTCTGTATACTTGCAACCTGGTGACAAATTGTTCCGTAAAGGTTCTGCTCGTGGTGAGTACGGAGAGCGTTTCTCTGACATCCAAATTCAATCAGGTTTCCGTGAATACTACAACTTCGTAGGTGGTGCTGAAGCTCACGTTCATTACTCTGTTTCATCTCGTGCTGACTTGATGATCAAAGGTGGTATGAATGCTGACGGTACTGTTCCAGTTGTAGAGATCTGGAGAAACTTTGATAAGACTACTGATCCTTCTATCACTTCTATGGATACTATGGTATCTAAGATGGGTAAGGATTATGTTAAGCGTGCAATGGGTAACGGTTCATTGTCTCGTACTTTCTTGACTGCTATGGAAGCAGCTCACTTGACCAAAGTTGCATCTGACATCGAGACTTACTTGATGTGGGGACAAGGTGGTCGTGTTCGTCAAGACGGTCCAGATGATATCCGTTTGTCTGTCGGTTTGTGGAAGCAGTTGGATAACTCTTTCAAGCGCGTATACAACAAGTCTGGTTTCACTTTGGATTTGTTCCGTTCTGAAATCTATAACTTCTATGCTGGTAAAGTTGACTTCCAAGGACCAGATCCTAAGCGTCAATTGATCGTACAAACTGGTATGGGTGGTATGCGCATGGTTAACGAAGCTATTAAGAAAGAGGCAATGAACTCTGGTTTGTTGATCCAAGCTGCTGATATCGGTGCAATCACTGGTAAAGGTATGGACTTGAACTTCGGTTTCGCTTACACTTCTTACGTTATCCCATTCTTGGCAAACGTTAAGTTCGTGTTGAACCCTGCGTTCGATAACTTGCATACTAACGACATTGAAAACCCAATCATCGATGGTTTCCCATTGTCTTCTTACAACTTCATTATTTTTGATATCACTGATAACACTAACGATAACATCTATATGTTGAAGTTGGGATGGGATAATCAATTGAAGTGGTGGTACCAAAACGGAACTATGGATTACATGGGACGTACTCAAGGATTCCAGTCTTCTGGTCAATTCAATGGATACCGCGTATTCATGACACAAATGATGCCTGCTATTTGGGTAAAAGACCCAAGCAAGGTATTGAAGATTGTTATGCGCAATCCAATCACCGGAGGTTCATTCTAATCTTAAAAAATGTAAAAACGGGGGAGGGTGCAAACTCTCCCCTTTTTTACTATATTTGTCAAACATAAAAAAACCAACAAAATTATGAGTTTCACAATGGTACAGGAACCTATGTCTAAAAAAGGTCCTATTGCAGTTAAACCTTATATCAATCAGTCCATTGATAATATGGGTCTTCAAAATTATGGACTAGCACTTTTTGAAGGTGTATATCACGAAGAACAATTAGCTTGTATTGAGCATAACGGAATTAAACGTTATGTAACAGGTCTTAATGAATTTGCTCCTGAGATTAAATTGATTAAAGATCCTGAAGTAAAAGAAGCTAAAGTTAGAGAAATTAGAAATGTTGTATGTGAGTTGGAGAAACAACTTGCTGCAAATGTTATCAATCCTGACGATCCAGAATTCTGGAATAAAGTAAAACTACTACGTCCTGATAATGATGAGTTCTGGGCAAAGATCACAATGCGTTGTGGTAATACACCAGTTAACCTAGATCCCTCTAAAGATCCTTACGATCTTATTAAAATATATGCAATTGAATCTGGTGGTTTTAGCATTATTGCTAAATCATATGATGATGCAAAAACAAGAGTTAAAGCACCTAAGTTCTTTTTAGATAAGTATGAAGATACTGCATCTACAAGAACTGAACTTAAGAAACTTCGTAACAAAGCACTTGCTGAATTGCAAAAACTTATGGACAAGAATACAAACAAGTTATTCTATGTGGGTAAGTTGGTAGATGCTGCAGGTGCAACATACCGTAAGTCTACTCCTATTGACGTTATCTATGATATGATGGATAAGTACATCATGGGTGATGGTGCTGAACGTAATGCTAAACGTGCTGCTCAAGAGTTTCTTGATACTGCAAATCTTGACATGGAAACTTTGAAACTTAAAGCGATTGTTAAAGACGGTATTTACTATAAAGTTTTTACAGCAAAAGCAGACGGAATGATTTATCATAAAACTTCTGGATCCTTACTAGGTAGAAATATTGCTGAAGTAGTAGAGTATTTGAAGAATCCTTTGAATGAAAGTATTTTGCTTGATACTACCAAAACTGTAGAAAAGTATTGGAATAATTAGTATATTATTAGTATGGCAGCTAAGAAAACAAAATCTAAAGTAAACGCAGCTGGGAATTATACTAAACCTAGTATGAGAGAATCTTTATTTAAAAAGATTAAAGCTGGTACTAAAGGTGGTGATCCTGGTGAATGGTCAGCTAGAAAAGCACAATTACTTGCTAAAGAGTATAAGTCTAAAGGTGGAGGATACAAGTAATGGCATTAGCTAAATCACAACAGAGTTTAAAGAACTGGAGTAGTCAAGAATGGATGACTTCAGGAACTGCAGCTAACAAAAAGAAGGGATCTTCTAAAGAGGTTCCTTCTAAAGGTAAGAAGAGATACTTACCTAAAGCAGCATGGGACGCTTTAACTTCTGGTGAAAAAGCTGCTACTAATGCTGCTAAAGCAAAAGGTAACAAATCTGGTAAACAGTTTGTATCTCAACCAAAATCAGCAAAACAAAAATCTAAAAACTTTAGATAACATGGCAAAGTCAGCAGCATGGACACGTAAAGCTGGTAAGTCACCTTCTGGTGGTCTTAATGAGAAAGGTAGGAAGTCTTACGAAAGACAGAATCCCGGATCAAATTTAAAAGCACCACAACCCGGAGGTGGTCCTAGAAAAAGATCATTTTGTGCTCGAATGGAAGGTATGAAGAAGAAAAATACATCATCTAAGACAGCGAATGATCCAAACAGCAGAATAAACAAGTCATTACGTAAATGGAAATGCTAATCTGATTATGGCAAAGAAAGATAAGAAATGGATTCAAAAAGCAATCAATCCTGAACATAAGGGTTATTGTACACCCATGACTAAAGCTACTTGTACACCTAAGAGAAAAGCGCTTGCTAAAACTTTAAAACGAATCGCAAAAAATAAATAACTATGGCAAAAAAATGTATGAAATGTGGTGGATCCATGAAGATGAAATCTGGTGGATCTACATCTTTCGGAATGCTTTCAGTAAAAGCAGGTGTGGATAATAATCCTAAACCTACAGCAGCTGATAGAATTGCAGGTGCTAAAAAATCCACTATGAAAAAAGGTGGTATGGTTAAAAAACGTAAGTAAGACTATGAATAACATTACACTACAACTTAAAGTTAAACAGCGACTCAACAAGCTTGATAGTCAGGACTATGACAACATTCAATGTTGGCAAATAGTTGAGGCATTCAATAAAGCTCAAGTTGAGTGGGTGCGTCGTCAAGTTCAGGGTGTAAACGTTACTAAAACCGGAGACGAACAAACCAAGGTTAGAATTGATGATCTTCAAAGATTATTAAAAGAAGAACATCTTATTCTATCTGACCGTGGTTTATATGTAGAGTCTCAGGAATTACCTAAAGACTATTTATTTTTTAAGCGCTTAGATGGACATGCTAATAAAGGTTGTTGCGATAACCCTTTAGCAATGACTATTACTTACTTAGCTGAAGAGGAGAACGTTCCTCTATTACTAGGAGATGAGTTAAAGAAACCTAGCTTTGAGTGGGGAGAAACCTTCTGCACACTTGTAGGAAACAAAGTTAGGATCTATACAAACGGAGATTTTGGTTTTCATGAAACAAGACTCATGTATTATAGAGTTCCTACTTTTATACAAGTTGATGGATGTGTGGATCCCTATACTACTATTCAATCTACTAAGGACATCATCTGTGAATTTAAGGATGATATTGCTGAGATTCTTGTAGATGAAGCGGTTAATATCTTATCTGGAGATATTGAGTCAACAACACAATATCAAATTTCACAACAAAACGTTCAAGAAAACACATAATAAATGAGACAGTTAAAAATAGAAGGTGGTGGTACTAAAGGTACTGCTATGAAACAAATGACTGGTGCTATAACAGCATTGGTATTTGAACTAATGAATGGTGTGACTAAGATTCACATTGCACACCTTAAAACAAATAGTTATTCAGCGCATGTTGCAATGGGTGACTTTTATGATGGAGTTGGTGACTTTGCGGATAGTCTTGCTGAACAATGGCAAGGTGTAACAGAGAAACTTCTAGATTTTCCTACAACAGCACAACTTCCTACATGCAATACATCAGAAGAATGCGTAAAGTATCTTCGTGGTCTATATGATATGTGTGATAAAGTTCAAGATACCTGTGAACATTCTGAGATCATAAATACAATCGATGAGATTAAGTCATTGATTAACAGTACTAAGTACAAGTTGATTTTCTTGAAATAAAATTTGGAAGTTTAAACAAGACTTCTTATATTACTTATATATTTATAAACACAAAAAACTATGGCGTATTTCGATCATGCATTTAAAAAAACCTTCGTGGGAACGAATGGTTTTGTAACAGAAAATGGTGTGGCAACAAGTCAATTGACTACAGGTCAGTTTGCATTTGTTGATCCTTCATCATGGACTGTACCAGCTAACGTTGACCCTTCTACTACTTTGAAGTGTCCTTTGGTTCTTGTTTCAGGATCTATCCATTCTAATGACAAGATTGGACCTTTTTCAGGAGGTTACAGCGAATCTGTAAAATCAAAAACAATTAACCCTAAGTATGTTTCTGCTTTTTATAAAGTGGATCCTTGTTCTTTGCAGCAAATGCAAATTACTGTAGGTTCTAGTAATGTAGATGCAGACTGTAATTTAAACTCTGGTACATTAAAAGCTAAGAGTTTTGTTTGTAATAGTACTTACAACTTGCGTGTGGACATTAAAGGTTCTCCTGTACTTCGTTATTTGACTCGTAATAACTACTACACAGCAGCCGCTTATACAGGATGTTGTGCTGAGGGTGTTGATGGAATTGGTGCTGAAGTCAATCCTTTAATTGTATATATTCAATGGGCATACCAGTTGTTGAATTCTCCTTTGATTTCTCCATTTATTCAAGTTGAAATTACTTACCGTAATTCTGCTGACACTAATTGGGTAGCTATTGGTGATGGAACTAATTCTGTGGATAATTTGTTGACTTTGTCTAATTATATTAATGGTACTACAGCATATCCAGATGTTAACGCTAATCAAGCAGGATTGATTATTACTGGTGCATATGCTGATACTCGTTTCCAAGATTGTACTTTCTATCCTAATGATTCAATTATTGCTTTCTTGGAACCAGTTAAAGTTTATGCTTCTGAAGTAGACTTGAATGGTGATCCTTGTGCATTTGGTGGAGTTTGTGTAGCTAATGTATGTGCTGGTAATCAAGGTACAGGTTTTGGAGAAAGCGTTATTCGTGATTTGATCATGACTGAAGCTTACATGCAACAACCTTTCTATACTGGTCAGGATTTGCGTATCCGTGAGATTACCAATGGTACTGATGTATACAATGTAATTGACCGTGCTAGTTCTTATACTCGTTACTACATTCAGCACAATGTACCTCGTTTCAATAATCCATCAAGTACTTTTGACAATGATCAGTATTTGTTGCAAATTATTGTAACCGAAGGGGATGCTGTAGCAGGTCTTGATTCAACAGCAGCTTCTAGTAATACACTAGCTTCTGGAGGTGTTCCTGCATATAGTACTATTACAGTTGCTTCGACTGCAGGTTTGTTACCAGGTATGGTTGTGACATTGACTTCTGGAACAGGTGCTATTTCAGCTAATGCATACATTTATGAAGTAGTAAGTACAACAGTATTTACAATTACTTTAGGTACTTCTACAGCTCCTGTTACTGTAGCTTTAGATGCAACTAGTGTATTGAGTGCAA